TCACTTGCTAAAATATTTGAAGCTGTTGGAGATGCTAAACCTGTTAGCACTTTTCCTGTCACAGAATCATTATCTAATGTGACTGCACCAGATACATCTGAACTACCATCAAATCCACTTATAGTGGCAGTCGCCTGACCAGTCAGAGAAATGTCCCTAGCAGTTTGTAGTGCTGTTGCTGATGCAGAGTTCACACTAATTGAACTTGGTAAACCTATTTGTAATTGCTGATTACTAGCTGTAGTTTCTACTTCATTTGCAGTTCCAATAACACTAAATGTCTGTGTATTAAGTGTTACATCTCCTGTTCCACTATCTCCACTAAAATCTAAATCACTTGCAGCATCTAAATTATCAACATAAGATTTTGTTACAGCATCTTGTGCTTGTGTAGGGTCTGACAATCCTGATATTCTTCCTGTGATTGTAACCCCTGTTGAAGAAGTTTCAAACTTTTTAGAATTTCCTGCATATAAACTTGCTGTCTGACCACCTGTTCCTGCAAAATAAGCTATATACTCGTTTCCTGATGCACTTTGTATTGCAACACTTGAAGAAAAAAGTTTTAATTCTCCTGTTCCTGTGTCTTTTATATAACTATCTGAGCCATCATGATAAATTTCTAGGTCACTAGATGTTCCATAAATACTTTTTACATTATCATCATGCCTAGTATTTCCTGTCATTGTACCCCCTGCCAATGGCAAGAAAGACCCACCACTTCCTGTAATAGTTCCTGTGACAACTAAATTTCCTGTTACTTGTACACCTGTGCTTTTTGTAGCAAATTTTTCACTTCCATTATGGAATAGCTGAACTTCAGAACTTGATAATCCTACTACTGCATTTTCATTACTATCAGTTTGTAAATAAAAATTTCCTGACCTTATATATAAATTCCCTGTTCCTGTTTCATCAATATAAGAATTGTTTGAATCATGATATATGTTAAGGTCTGATCCTGCTCCAAATCTTGCTCTTGCATTATCTGCAAAATCTATATTTCCTGCTATCCCAACATTGCCACTCAATGCAGGGTTTGTTACTATTCCAATTTGTAATGTATTTCCACCTGCTGAGGTGACTGTTGTTTCAATTTCATTAGCTGTTCCTAAAATAATAAATGCTTCACTATCTAAATCAACATCTCCTGCCACACTAGCATCATCCCCTCTAAAATCTAGGTCTTGTGCTGTAACATGAGTTTCAACAAAATCTTTTACTGCTTTACTTGTAGGAATAGATGTGTCATTATTATTGTTTGGTATGCCATCTGCAGAATCCACAAACTTTGTGATTACAATGTTTTCTCCTGTATCTTTTAATGAGCCAAATTCTAAAACTGAATTGACTTTAAAATCTCCTGCATTATTAACAAACAAACCTGTTGCATTTCCAGATCCATCAGTTAATTCTTTTAATGTTGCAGAAATAGCAGCATTATCAGTTGTCTTAATTAAGCCAACATAGGTATCTGATATTCGTGTGTTAAATAGTGTCGCCATCTTTTTTTGTTTTATTTTCTTCTATCTTTTTTAAAAATATTTTTAATTTCTTCAAATTTTTTTCCTTTGGTTTTGATTTCCATGTACTTCCTTTATAACTCATAAAACCCATCCATTAAATGTTGCATCCTGAGATGGATATATATCATCATTTGAATTAGATACATATTTTGGAAATTGACTTTGATTAAAAGCCATATAATCAATAAATCTTCTAGAATACCATTCAGCATTTGTTCTTGCTTTTTCAACTAAAAAATCCACCTCGTTTTTACTTACTGTTTCTGATGTTTCACTTAAATGTTTGTAAACCCCTCCATTACGAATTTGGTAAGCAGCAAATGGAATATATTCCACCTGAGCAAACCAGATTAGCATTGGTTGGATGTAGTCTTGTAATAATGTTTTGTATTTAGCATTTGCAACCTGATCAATATTTGGCATTTTTTCAATCAATTCATTATATAACTCAGTTCCCATATAATTTTGTATATGTATTTCCTGTGCGATTTTCAGAAATTGAATGAATTTGTTGGTATCAACATTGCCATCAATGATGCTGTTCCTAACTAAATCTGTTCTATTTATAAATAATTGTGTCGCCATAATTTATTTCTTTGGATATGCCCCCCTGCCTGGCAATTTATCTGTTGCAATTTCACTTTGTCTTGTTCCTCTAGGATTTTTAATATAAGATCTAGGGATTGTGCCTGTTCTTTTATAATTATCTAGATTAGAACTTTCATATTTTCCACTTTTTAATCTAAACAAAACTCTTTCCCAAACATGTTGGCAATAAATACCACCTTTTAATTTAAAAATGTCGTATCTTATATTAGGTCTGTGTCTAAATTGAACATTTACAGATTCAAAATTGGATGCTCTATCAATATCCTCTATTCTCCAAACTAAACCAGATTTTCTGTTTCCACTCAATCGCATCATTTCTTTGCAAAAATCTCTAGATTTTGATGTGGTACTATATCCTTTGCCATTTGCATATCTATAACGAATCTTATATAGTCCATTTTTGCTATCTAAGTAACTAAATGCTGATCCATCTCTAGTGCTTCCTACATTATCCTCACTTGCTCCTTTAAGACCTACAAAATCCTTTATTTTAGACAAAGTAGATTTCTTAGGTTGAATTAAATATTCAGCATAATCCTCAGCACTTATTTCTTCATCTTTTAAAACAGCGACTTCTTCATATAATTCATCAACAGGTCTGCCTGTTATTGCTAAACTACCAACAACATTTTTTGCATCTGATTCACATAATTCTGTTGCCATTGGCACACAGTTTGGAACTTCTTTGCCATTCTTTTTCTTTGTACCAATTTGCTCATAGCCATCCCAACATGGTGCTTTTAATTCTTCATGATTCTTACATGGCATGTAATAAGTAACACCCTCAACCTCATGCTCATGAGATCCCTCACATCCCATTTCTTTTGCCTTATCTTCTGCTTCTTTTTTTGTATCATATGCTTGTTTGCCATCTATCATTTTTAAATCAACAAACTCACTTAATTTAGTTTTACTCATTTTAACACAGTTAGGAACTTTTCTTCCATTTTTCATTTTCATTCCTCTCTGTTCGTAACCATCCCAACATGGTTTTTTTAATTTTTTAATATGTTCTTTACATGGCATATACCATATCACACCCTCATATTCGTGAGTATGTATTCCATCACATCCAATGTTTTTTGCCATCTCCTCAGCTTTCTCTTTTGTTGAATAAGCTAATCTATCATCAATAATCGCAAAGTCATCATCAATAGGCATTGACTTTAAATCTGTACTAAACTCATATCCTGTTTCTTCTTCAATATCTTCTCTATCCTGTACTCTAGAATCAACCTCAGTAAATTCTAATGGTTGTAATGTTGTAAAATAGAGGTTTAAGGCAATATCATTATAAGCCAATATATGGTCAAAGCAATCAATTAATAATTCCTGAAATGGTCTAATAACAGTATTGTCCATTAATAAACTCGCTGTTTTTATTTCATCTGCATTATTTCCTAATCCTGATTGATCCTTAATACCTAAAAGCATAGGCGATACAATTCTGTGAGCCACCATAATTTTTTTAGTGGATTCTTCACTTAAAAACTGATATTGCTGATGAGCATCTGAAAGCTGTACAGGTGTTATATCTGCTGCTGCTTCTTTATTGTCATTAAAAGCAAGTATAAATTTGCCAGCATTACTCGTGCCAGAAAATTTCTGTGCTATTTTTTGTTCCAATAATTGTCTTTCTTCTTGATTAGGAGTACCATTATTAAAGTTAATTAACATACTTGGTGCTAAACCATTCATAATATTATTTAAATGGTAATTTGAGATCTCCTCCTCCAATTCTGCATATTGTAAACCACCCTGATAATCCACAGGTGCATAGTAATAAAATCCTGCCTTATAAGGTTTAATATAATAAATCTCTATTGGATCTTTTGACATACCAAAAGCAGGTATTCTTTTTGGAACTTCATTTGGTTTTAACTTAGCCCAATCTTTAAAATAATAATATGCAGGGATTTCTCCATCTTCATTAGCTTTTGCTGCTCTTAATGTTTCAACAGGTATATGTTCTAATTTAACAATCTTAGATCTGTTCTTATTATATATAACCTGAACAGAGCATTGCCCCATTAACTTTAAATCATAGCATAATTTTCTAACACAATCTTTTTTAAACAAAGAAATCATTTGTGCATATTCCTCTGGTTTTCTAGATGAATCAGTTGCATTTAATCCTTTGCCATATATCTGCTGACTAATGCCATTTATTGCAGCATTATTTGTTGGACTTCCATTATATCTGTCAATTAAAAACTGAAAATAATTATTATCAGCACCATAATCCACCCAATCCCTATTATTTACTTCTACGATTTCTGGAGATGTATATGTGCTTAAATTGACAAAACTATATTCAGAGTTATGTCTAACAAATTGTCCTTTTTTATTTCTTTTTAAATTTTTTTTCATGATGTTACAATATACTCATTATTATAAGCAGTCGTAGTTACAAACTGACCTTTATTTATATCATAATATTTATCAACCTTTTGATCAATGGTTTCATCTGTGCAAAATATTCTGTCTTTATAAAATACATTTATAAAATCACTTGCATCATTCCATAATCTTGTATAATTCTGCCATAAACTAAAATTCTGATTCCAGAAAAGATAGTTAGAAAACAATTCTAAATCATAAAAATGATTTACAACTAGCAGAGGATTAAAAGATTGCGACCATGTTAAATAATTTCCTGATGTACTTGCACCACTTATACTGACTTCTGTTCTAACATTAGTTGAATCATCTGTATAAGCCACCTGAAATGCACTTTCATATATTCTAGGAATAACTTTTAATGTTTGAGGTGTGTTTGTATTAAGTACAATCATACTTATATAACGAAAATAAAATGTTTATTTGTAAAAATAAAAAAAGCACCCATATAGAGTGCTTCTTTTTTAGATTAATTAGAATGAATTTCTAATTAGGTACGATTTGAGTATTTGATCCTGATACTACCCCTGCATCTACAAAATAAGGTGCAGTTTCTTCAAGACCCTCCATTACTAAGGTAAATCCTGAAAGGTCGCCTGCAGCTGCTCCAGTTACAATTGTGCCCCCAGTTACCTCCATGCCATTCTCATAGCCACAAAGGAATTGATTTCCATAGTAATCTTCTACAACAATCACAGGTCTTGCGACTGCAATAAGTTGTAATTCATTTTTTGTTAAGTTATCTAAAAATGTTAAAGTCATATTTAGAGTTTGTGTATAAAAAGTAGTTCCATTATCTCTAGAACTAGTAATAGTTGTTTCTAATGAAGAATTTCCTTTTAAATCAAATTGAAACCAAGTAGGCGATCCTGAGAAAGCTGAAATGGTTTGATCAGCATCAACAGTTGCAGTGACAGGAAAATCTGCCATATAAACTGTTTTAATGCCACCAAAAGCTGATTTGCAAGGTACTTTTCTTCCTGTTGTCAATGCACATGCCATAGTATTATTTTTTTATTTAAAAAAAAAGGTAAGTAAGTAAAATCTCACTTACCTCTTTTTCAGGTTAATTTAATTTATTAAGAATAGTAAACTAGATCCTCAGAAATGCCATACTGCACAGAAGCTGAAAATCTCATTATCATTCTCACATTTTGCGATCCATCAATGTCCTGCATGTCTATGACCTTAACTTCGTTCATATTATTTAGCAAGCCACAGCCAAAGTATAAGTTACTTCTCTGAGCAGCAAACATTTTGTTAGCTGACATACCTGGGCAAACAAAAATCTTGACACCATTCACAGTTAATGATCCATTGTTCCACCATTGAGTTCCCTGATCATTCACACCTGCAGCACCTAAGCCATTAGCAGCAAAGCCACCTAATGCTTGAACATATGCTTTAGCAGTAGCACTTGGAATGTAGATAAATAAATCTTCTTTTCCATAAAGAGCAGATGGAACTGCATCAACAACTCTGCTTAATTCTGCAATCACATTTCCAGAGTTAATTCCACCACCAACTGCAGCAAGATCCTGACCTGCAGGAATATTGCCATCAGCAGTCATTAATGTTTCAAATCCATCATATTCTCCTGCATTTGCAGCAACTCCTGTGAAAATAGTTTGTTCTGTTTTCTGAGCAACTTGATTTGCTACATGAGCAAGCATAAAGTCGCTAAATTTAGGAGGTAAAGTTCTACCCATACCATAGCCCATGCTTTGAGCTTCCCAATCATTAATAAAATCTTTCTTACATAATTGAAGGTTAACTTGTAACTCAGTTGGCTCTATAATTCTTTCTGTTAGAGTAACACTTGAGTTAGGATTAAAGTCACAGCTAGCATCTGATACTACTGCACCTGTATCCAATCTTTTAATCACTTCTTTGTAAGCAATATTTGGTTTTACTGTTAGACCTCCATCATCAATTGTGGAAGCACTTAATAAAGCTGCAGCTATATATTCACCTGCGAACTCACCTGCATAGGTTGTCGTGATGTTAGTTGCAGTTGCTAATTCAATTTTTCTATTATTCATTTTATTTAATTTTTAAATTTTAATTTATTACGCTTCAAATGCCCAAATTCCCTGAGATCCACAAATTGCCCACTCAGTAGAAGATACTGCACATAATTCAACCCAATCTCCTTTTTTAGAAGTTCCTGCTGTATTTACAATATGCTTCCCATTTGCTCCTGCACCATTACTCGCTGCTGAAACTACTGAATCAGCCAAAGTGAATGATCCAATGATTTTATTATTTGCATGAGGGTCTAGTGTTAAACCATGAGTTCCCCCTGTTCCTAAATTTCTAAATCTATAAGTTAGACCTACATAATTAGAATTTAATTCAGGTAATGTGTGAGTATGTGACCCACCACTTGAATTTTGATCTGCACCTGCATCTGATACTGAAATGGCTTTATTGCCAACTAGAGAATCCTGAACAGGTCTGTTTCTGTTTACATCATTTGATGAATATTTAAATGTGCTCATTTTTATTTATTTATTTTGTTATTTAATTTATTTAAAACTCTATCTAAAGTTGTTTTATATTGTCCTTTAGCGAAAACTTTTTGTTTAATTTCTCCAAAAGATGCTTCAGGGCTATGTTTAATTGGCTCTACAGCAGCTTCAGATAATTCTTCCTTAGAAAATTCTTCTTTGATTGTTCTGGATTTAGGTTGTCTATTGACTTCATTCTCCATTTCAACTTCTTCTTCTTCTTCCATTTTAGATTCCTTATCTTTTTTAAGATCTGAAATAGCATCTTCAAGATTTTTAATTCTTATTTCCATGCCTTTCCAATCAGCAACATCAGCTTCCTCATCCATTTTTTCTTCTTCTTTCTTTTCTTCTAAATCTTCTGTTTCTTCTTTCTTGTAACCATCCTCATCTTTTTCTTTTCCTGCATCTTCTTTTTGTGGTACATCATCAGATGGTTGTCTCATATCAGCAATCATGCCTTCTTCTTCAACAACTAATAATCTACCATCTTCTAAAATATACTCGCCAACAGGCATAGCAACTTTTTCATCATCTGTTTTAATAAATATCTCTTTTCCTTTTTCAAAAGAGTCAGCTTCTACAAGTGTGCCATTTTCTAACTTCTGTTCTTCAAGTTTTACTTCAAGATTCAAAAGTGTTTTTATTTGATTTATCATTTCTTGATTTTTCATAATATATAGTATAACGATTTTAATTTTTAATTTTGCATTTTTAACTTATTTTGGTTACAACACCAACTCCCTGATTCATAATGTCCTGATTACAGCACTTTCTTGAATAGGTTAAACTATCTTTACATAAACATGCTCTAGTTGATCCTCT